CCGTTGACCGCAACGGTGTTCAGTGGGTACTTGGTTACGAAAACGGAGCGTACTTGACCACTGGAACGAGTGCGACTGGAACTGCCATGGGTGATTTAAACGGAATGACTTTGACCATTACCTCAATGGAGAAAGACCCAATCTTGACCACTTCTGATACAATTACCACTCCTTAACCCTACACACTTTCCATATTTTGAAGGGGGGCGTTTACGCTCCCTTTTTTTATTCGTTACATTTTCGTTTTTTCCCATTATATAAATATGCAGTTGATCACAACGAACGCAGTTAACCGCCTATACTTTACCGCTACCGAAAACATGGTGAGCGGTGCATGGGTATATTTGAACATTCATCATGTTGCAACCAATGAAGATTATTTTTTCGACTTTCCAAAATCTCAAAACCTTAGTCCATTTACTGGCCGTTTTGATGCTTGGGATTGCAATGTTGGTAATCTACCCGTTGGTCAGTGTTTATATACACTTTACGAGGGTAATGAAGGAGCGGTCAACCCTGAAAGCGAAGAAATTTTAAACGTGTTGGAAGTTGGATTGTACGAAGTGTTGGCAAATGAAAGCACCGACATCGTATTTGAAAACGATACAACTTACATCGAGCCAAATTTATGAGTTCAAGAAGAGTAAAAAATGTGTACGGAATCCCGAAAAGTTCGCCTATTGTACGACAGGACTTTGAAACGAAGTTACCCGAGTACAAGGTAGTGAACGGTAAGGATTACGTTATGTACGGTGAGCATAACCGTTACCCCGATTACTTGTTGGAAATGTACCAACGTAGCGCAAAGCATAACGCTATTGTGAACGGTAAAGTCAACTACATTACGGGTAAGGGGTGGACGTATGAAGCGGATAAAGTACCGAGCGAAATGCTAGGTGAATTGAATCGTTTGTTGGAGAACCCAAACCCATACGACGATTTGAACGATATTCTTTATAAGACCGCACTTGACTTCGAAATTTTTAACGGGTTTGCCTTGGAAATCGTGTGGAATATGCACGGGAAAGTAAGCCAAATTGCACATAAAAACTTCGGTAACCTACGCAGAAACGTGGATGGAAGTAAGTTTTACTACGCAGATGAGTGGAAAGAGTTTGGCGAACCCGAAGGACTTACCGAGTATATGCCATTCGACCCCGAAAAGCGTTTGGGTAAGCAACTATTCTATTACTGTTCTTACGCTCCAAGCGTGCGTTATTACCCCATTCCAGAATACCTTGGTGCGCTTGCTTATATCGAAACCGATGCAAGAATTGCCAATTACCACGTTAACAACTTGCGTAATGGTTTCCTTGGTGGTTTCCTTTTCAACTTCAACAATGGAGTACCTTCGGATGAAGAGCAAAGAGAAATTAAACGTCAATTACAAAAGCAATTAAAAGGCGACGATGGTGAGCGTATCGTGGTGAACTTCAACGATAGTGCTGATACCGGTTTAAAGATTGAACCATTAAACGCTAACGACCTCGATAAGCAGTTTAACATCTTGAATGAAACAATCCAAACTGAAATCTTTGTTGCTCACCGTGTAACCTCACCGATGCTTTTCGGTGTACGTGTTTCAGGTCAACTTGGTGGACGTTCTGAGTTGGTGGAAGCATACGAACTATTTAAGGCGGTTTACGTTAATGACCGAGTGCAAAAGTTGGAAAAGGTATTTAATTACATTTTTTCCTTCAATGGTTTAGGCGTGTTGGAAATCGAACCTACTGAACCAATTACTGAAAGATTAACCGAGCAGTCATTGCTTCAAATCATGACTAAGGACGAACTGCGAGAAAAGGCGGGTTTACCACCTTTGGCCGAAGTAACCGTTACTGAACAACCGCAATCATTCACTCACCACGATTTCCGTAAAGAGAAAGAAGAGTTAGCGTTGTTTCAAAAGTTTGGTCGTGACGCTTCCGAGTTCGTTGAGGTTACACGTAGGCCGATGCGCTATGGGTTCGAATTATTAGAGCAAGAATTTGCGAGCGAGTATGCTGAACTTGATGCGGATATTTTGAAAATGATCGAGAAAGATCCCGCCATTACCTCGGATAAATTAGCCGAAAAGTTGGGAAAGGATATACAGCTAATTTCCGACCGTATAAGCGCACTTATTGAAGCGAAGGCTATCAATATACGTGGAGCATTAAAAGAGCTTGGTGAGTCTGCAAAGGACTTTATTAAGCCACGTAACCCCGAAGGTGAACCGTTGGTGCAAGTGATGTACAAATACGACGTACTTCCCGAGTTTGGTCCACAAAAGTTGATCGCAGGCAGTCGTGAATTTTGCTCGAAAATGATTGACTTAGGAAGGTATTACACCCGTCAAGATATTAACCAAATTTCGCAAATCATGGGGTACAGTGTTTGGGAGCGTAGAGGTGGTTGGTACACAAAGCCCGGCACGAACCAGCACTACCCTACTTGCCGTCACACTTGGATGCAAACATTAGTAAAACCGAAAGCATGAGCCAAAAAGCTTTATTCATAACCGAGAAGCAGTTGAAGGATGCTTCATTGATTAACGAGAATGTTTCCATGGTGAAGTTGCGCCCTACGGTAATCATGTGTCAAGAAATGCACATTCAACCGATATTAGGTAGCGACCTTTACAAAGAAATTGCTAATCAAATTATTGGTAACACGTTAACCCAAGAAAATGAGGATTTGCTTATTGACTACATTCAGCCATGTTTACAAATGTTTGTACAAATGGAGTTCCCGATGGCATTCGGTTTCCAATTACGAAACAAGAACGTGGAGCGTGGAACTGATCAAAACAGTACGCAGGCCTCCATGAGTGAATTACAACGGTTGATTGATTACTACAAATCAAAAGCGGAGTGGTATGCTGAAAGAATTACACGTTATATTTTAACCAATATCACCGACTTCCCTGCATATCAATCGCCAAGTGGACAGATAGATACTATATTACCTAACCGACGCAATTACACTGCGGGTTTGGTATTAGATAATTACGGTTGTTGTGGTGATTACGCTAAGCGTTATCAAGCTAACTTCAATCGAGATTGTGACTGTTATTGAAACGTATGAGTTACCACAAAAAGAACGTAGAAAAGTTACGGGTTTACCTATCAAAAGAACAAAATGCAAAGTTGGAACACGATAAAAAGAAGCTTAAAGGAGTTCAGCGAGAGCCATCCGCTCGTTAATTCGTTCGGCACGGGTAACATTCTGGACCCTGATAGCGCACAAATAACCAACTTTGTTAGTCCCGAAATCGATCGGGTGTATTACCCTTTGGTTTTCGCCACGTTGGACGGTGCGAGGTTTGGCAGTAATTCAGCCACGTTTACGGTGGGATTAGTGTTCATGGATAAGATTGAGGAAAGCCAAAAGCTTGCTGATCGTCCTACGGGTTCAAATGCTTTGAACTTCCAAACGCTACAACCCGATGAAGTCATGAGCGACATGACTCAACTGGCAGGCGATTTCATGATTAAATACCAACGGACTTTTGGCAATGACTTCGATATTTCCGTGGATGCAAACGTGGATTACTTCGTGGATAGGTTTGGTGATCGTGTAGCGGGGTGTAGAGCGGTACTATCGTTTAACGTTCCACTCGCTTTAAGTATTTGCACCATACCGACTGAAATGAACCCCGATGTTTGTTACTTTGGAGGCGTGGAAGCTACGAATGAAATCGACCTTTACGATGGTAGCACGATAGCGGTTGCACCAAACCAACCGATTAACATTACCTTTGATGGGGGAGCGGTTAGTAACTTATTCCTTTGGTTTGCCGTGCCTTCAAATTATTCGTTTTCGCATTGGTATCGAAGCGCATTCGACCAAGGTTCATTCGTGGATTTATTCGAAGTTTACGATACGCAAGATGGGTACGATATTTACGTAACAAGGTGGCAAACGGAAGCAACCGTACAAATGACTATACAATGATTAGATTAAGCGATAATTTAGAAATTAACAAGCCTTCACCAATCGACGACCGATTAGGTGTATTTGTTTCCACTGCCTCGGCTTTGACTTCTATTGCAGAAGACCGACGTTATGTAGGTTTGACCGTTATTGTGGACGATGGAAGCGGAGCGGTTGAGTATTGGT